CCAGTTTTGGGTGCATATCGACACTCATGAAGAATATCATGAAGTTGAAGTCAACGTTCCTGAGTATTTCCCTCCAGAGCCCAATATACCTACTTCCATTCCAATTGAAGATGAGGAAGGTTTCATAGAAAAGCATTCTATGTTAATGGAGAGGTATATAGGAGAACTTAAACAGAGAGGTGAATATTCATTACAGTTGCCTGATGAACAGCAGCAGAGAAAAGATGCTGTAAATATTATGCAAGCTTTAGTTGACAAGGAACCTGGGCCAAATAGACGTATTAAGCGGACTAATGTACTTAGACGCTTGAAAGCCGGAAACCCATATGAGGATCCAACTAAATTTATGCCTAATATATATAATTGGGGTTTGAGGCAGATGGCTAATGACAAGGTGTCTTATTTAGCTGCTTATCAACAGAGAATTAGATTCGCTTCCGTTGAGGAAAATCTTGAACAGATTAAGACTCAAGAGGAATTTGGTCATCTTTGTTGGAGATCTCTGACTGAGTATCTTGGTTGGCACGGGGAAGTTGCATTTAATGAACTTCAATATGACAAGTGTGTTGAAGCTTTCCAGATCAGAAGAGGTGATCGAAGTCAAGCTCTGAAAAGAATGTCTCTCAACAGAGCAGAACCCGATTTCGGAATTCTCATGACTGCGAAAACTCAGTGGAAGCTCAAAGATCGTGTTCAGAGCGCGGCTAAGCCACTTCAACCTGTTATGGTTCATGCAGATGAATATTTATTCGAGTTTGGTCCTTGGGGAATTTATTTATTAGAGAAAATTATGGAATACAAGCCAGATTATTGGCATTTCCATGCCAAGAAGACCCCAGAAGACTTCGGAGCTTGGGTTCAACGTTCATTCATTGGTGATGATATGTACCAAATGAATGATCAAAAAGGTCAAGATCAAGCTGTGCAGGGCTGGGCTGTTGTTATGTTCGAACAGCTTATGAGGTATTTCTCAATTCCTGAGAGCGTGATTTCTCGGTTCAGAATGGACAAAGTTTCAAAAGAATTACGAGGCAGAATCATGGCTATTATGACTGATAGCGGTGAAGTCTGGACTTATTTAATTAACACTTTGTCTTCTACTGGTAGAGAATGTGCGATGTATTCTTTGCCTCCTGGTTTACCCATGGCTTGCGGCGGCGATGACATCATGCGTCGTGTTTTCGGTCCTCTGTCTGCTGATTACTTGCGAGTTCAACATTTGGATCCTTCTATCGACAAAAGATACACCTCTGAAAGAGGTGATTTCTGTTCTTTTATTGTCAAGAATGGTAGATTAGCAAAAGATCCTATCATTCTGTTGAAACGTTTCCTAGGCAAGATATCCAGTGGTCAAGCAGAAGATTCTGTTCTTGGTTACTTTATGTTATGGTCTTTTAATTATAATCAAAAAGACGCTCTTTACGACATTTTCGATGAGGAAGAATTGCAAGCTCAAGCTATCATGAATCGCATTATGTTCAATTTGAAGAAAAAGGGAATCAAAACCAAACCTGATTGGTCTTTGATTACTAACTCCAGAATTGATGGCGACATGCATGAAGTTCAAGATTCTTTCGATATATTTATGGCAGTTGATCCCACAATCGTTGATGCGATTGAAAATTCCGCTCATTTTGATATTTCTGTTCCTAGTTTTTCCACTGAAGGTCAAGTTGTGTATAAATCTGTCTATGAAGCCATATCCGCTATGGGTTATGAGTAGACCTCATATATGCGATTTTATCACTATGTCTGTTATTCATGATTCTGTTGCGATTACTGGTCCTGCTCCTACGCCCCCTGTGAATATAAATAGTCATCCGTACAATAGGATTGTCAATGTTAGCATGATTGCCAACACGTTCAATGAGAATATTGCCAATTTGATTACTACTGATTTGCAGGGTTGTGGGAGAGTAGATTTAGTTAAAATTGAAATGAACTTTCTTGCTCTTGCATCTGGTGATGCTGTTATGGTCGGTGTTACCGACGTTAATTCAAGTATTGATATTGTACAAGCTAGTCAGAAACCCAATGGATTTGTTCATAAAGCTACTAGTTATAACTATGGAAATAAAGATGTTATTACTGTAGTTCCCGAAGATATGTTGTCGAGACAGTTAAGACCTGTTCCATCAGATCTTCCTTCCATGAAGTTGATTTTTGAAAAGACTGGCACTATGCGTGTTTCTTTCGTTATTTATTT